CGATATTGACCGTTTGAAGGATGATGTAAAAGTTATCAGAGATTACTTGACTAATCTGCTAGATGATGTAGAGTACGAATCAATCAGACGTAAAGCTATAGGAGAATCATAATGGGTAAAGTAAACGCAATGTACCAAGACAAGGTAGAAGCAGAATATGAACGTGGGGCGATCAATGCTTATTATGGTCGTCGCCCTAACCCAAACCACTCAGACGTATATCTATTAGAAGCATACATGGAAGGCTACAATGAAAAACCGTATGGAGAAAAAGATTATGGATACGATGACTAATCACTATATCATCGCAATACTACACAAAGACCATTCCATTACACCTTTATGGGTTGGTCGTATGTATGGTCGTCTAGCAGCAATGCTGCGTGTAGACCACTTGCAAGAAACCTGCGAATTTGAACTTAAGGCACTTGACGGAGAAAGATTTATTCCGTACAGTCTTAAACAGGAACAGTAAAGGAGAATCACATGTTCGAAGCAAAACGCACAGTACTAGAAACACTAGCATCAATCGGCTATGACAAAGAGTTCATGGTCACGTTCCAGAAATCAGATGGTACTTGGAGAACAATGCGCTGTAAAATGCCAGTACCAGACAAACCTAAGTTTGGTGAGCCAAAGAACATCCCTGTTTGGGATATGGTTGAAGATGCATGGCGTTCATTCTCGGTGGATCGTGTACATGCGATCACAAGTAATCCAACATTTGTAGAGTGGTAATTATGATTGGCCTAGAATGCTTGGCGGTTGCGATCTTCTTTGAGGCTCGTGACCAACCCCTCTCAGGGCAATTCGCCGTGGCAGAGGTGGTAATGAACCGTGTTGTCGATAACCGATGGCCTAATACAATCTGTGGTGTCGTGTTCGATGATAAACAATTCTCGTTCACCCACGATGGAAAGTCAGACCGTATCGACGCATACACAAATAACCTAGATGACTGGAGAGCCGCTGTAACAGCCCGTGAGATAGCCTATCAGGTTTTCATGGAGGGGTATACCGAAATGACCTCTACCCACTATCACACACTCTCTGTGCGCCCCTCATGGGCAAAGCACTACAAACAAGACGGAAGGATTGGCGATCATGTATTCTACACTGCACCAGTGGGCAAGTAAGCCAAAAGTAAACTTTACAATCAATGGTACTGTGATATGTACACATAGGATGACCCGCAAAGAAGTAGATAAGGTCGTCAAGGCAATGGAACGCAAAGGCTATACATTAGAGGTAACATACGATGGAAAAACTAGAGAATCATAACTTGGATTTCTTTTTGCAGGAGATGGGAATATTACCTGTTAAAAGTGAACTGGAAGAACTGGCAGACCTGACTACAAGTCTACTGGATGACCGTAGTAAATGCATGGAGAAAGGATACTATCGTGACCCCTACGATGAAAATAACGAGATATTGTTTTAGAGTAGTCACTGCTATCTCTGTATTGTTGAACGTAATACTAGGGGGCAGTAACAATCAAACATTCTCTGCTCGTAACTGGCAGTGGAAGAAAGATGGTAGGCTCAACTTAGTGTGGATCATTGATAAGATCATAGGCAAGGATCATTGTGCTGAGTGTTGGGTTTACTGGAAAGTGAGAAAGGAATGGAAATAAAAAGGCCAAACCCTGTTGCAAAAGCACTTAGGCATCCTAAGTATAAACCAAGGGTAGTACCCGACAAAAAGAAACCTGTCCCTGACAGGAAGCGCAAACATAAAGGAGATAATGATGCGTGTAGAAAAGGTTGAAGTTCTTGATCCAGAAACATCAGTCATCTTGTGGGATGATGGATCAATGAGTGTAAGTAACATTAAACGTGGGTCAATCTACCTAAACCAAGATCAGGTAGATAAGTTCGCAAAGATTTGTGAAGAGGTATTAAGAGATGAAGTGGACTCTAATCTTGCTTTACATGAGTAGTGGTAAACCTATGACACAGGTACTAGGGGAATATGATAATATGTATGACTGCTTCTATGCCTTTGAGGAACATGAGGCAGCAACCCCACCAATAGGAATGCAGTTAGTTTGCGTAGAAGGAGATGTAAATGATTAAAGCAACTTATATTGATCACATGGGTTCAGACCTATCCGTGGTAAATGCTGCTAGGGTGTCGTTTGGTAAGAAATCAGATTGGATACCTCGTGTGCATAACGGTGAAGCTAAACGGCTATCACAGAAAGACACCAAGCTCATCAACTATCTAGCAAAGCATAAGCACATTAGCCCCTTCGGTCATGCCTTTGCATCTTTCCACGTTAAAGCACCTTTATTTGTCCATGCACAACTTGTGAAACATAAATTCTTGCGTGTGAATACCATCAGCCGTAGATATGTCGATAGTGAACCAGAGTTGTTCTGCCCTGATGTATGGCGTGGACGTAGTGTTGATAAGAAGCAGGGTAGTACTGGAGAAGTAAAGGTTGAAGACTATATGCCTGTACTAATTTCTAGTAACAAATCAACAGTGATCCCCTCAGACGAATTTGGCAATACATGGGATGTTATTGAAGACCAGCTAGATGGTGCTTTAGCCTTGTACGATGCACTACTTAAGATGAATGTAGCACCAGAGCAAGCACGTATGGTTTTACCACAGTCTATGATGACTGAGTGGTATTGGTCTGGGTCGTTAGATGCATTTGCAGATATGTGTAATCTACGTCTGAAGGACGACACACAACATGAGACAACACTGGTTGCTGAACAGATTGATCAGATAATGTTAGATTTGTTTCCTGTATCGTGGCAAGCACTGATGGAGAATGACAATGAAGATTAAGGATACAGATATTATAGGTGTTGAGGCTGTTGAAGAGCATGAAGACGGTAGTGCAACATATCAATTTCACTTTGATGATGACGTAAAGACCAGTCTAGCAGAATATGGACTAAAGTTGGTCTTGTATTGTGCCGCTGCACAGATGGACATGCAGAAGGTGTTTGACTACATAGAGAGTAACATGGGATTAACTGAGTACAAGATAAGTCCTATGACTGACGAAGAACGTCAGAGGGCTAAGGAAAGAGATAAAGCTAACAGTACCCCCTACAGTGAAAATAAGTGTGTTTCCTGTGGGAATGTAGCAGCCACAGATTTCTGTGAGTTCTGCCTGAAAGAGGAATAATATGGATAATGACGATATAATGAAAATGTGTCGATCCCTCGCAAGGAAATATAACGACCCACAAGAGTATGATGACCTAGTGTCTGAAGGTGTACTCAAGTGTCTAGAGTTGATAGCAGAGGGTAAGACCGACAAGAACCTATTGTATTCTCATGTACAGGCAAGCATGAACGAGTACTACAATCTATCTAGATCAGCAGTTAGAGTTCCTAAATCTAACAAGGCTAAGTCCATAAGTGCTGATGATGATGTCGATGGTTGGACTGCTATTGCACTGCAGAATGCACTGTATGGAGAAGCTATAGAATATGAAGAGTATATGTCTCAGGTTCCATCAACAGAGGAACTGTATGAACGTAAAGAGTGGTTGGCTAGAGTGCAGACAGTTGCATTTACCTGTCTTACTCAAGAAGAGTGGGCAATTATTCGTATGAGATACTGGGATGATATGTCACAAGATGATGTAGGTATTCATATGGGTCACAACAAAATGTGGGTATCACGACATGAGAAGGTTGCACTAGAAAAGATTTGTAACAATTTGTGATGTTACAGAACCAGTAAAAAGCACTTATAAGCAAGTGTCCCTTGTATAACTTAGGTTGTCTGCTTAAGTTAACTATTACTACTATAGAAGGAAACATAAGTATGGATGACGACGAATACTTTGAGGAACTTATGACTAAGGCAGAGAGAACCCTTGATGATGTTGCTAATGATATAAGAAACTACCTAAGTGGTGCAGTAGAAAACATTATTAAAGCAGGTAAAGCTCTTCAAGAGGGTCGTGATATGCACAGTGGAGACAGGGAATTTGGTCGTTGGTGTGAACAAGAATTTCCAGATTTACATAGAAACACTAGACTACAGTTAATGCAGATTGGTAAACGTTTTGCTGCACACCAAGGTATGCACCACAATTTTACAGTATTACGTGAACTAGCTGCACCATCTGTACCAAACGATTTAGCAGAAGGTTTTTTATCATCACCAGAAACTGTAAAGGTAAAAGATGTACAAGAGGCCAAGGCAAACTACAAGGAAATGCAGTCAGAACCTGTCTTTGAAGATATTAAGACAGAAATGGACAGTGGTAACATAACAGCATTTGAAGCCACTGAACGTGTAAAAGAACGTAAAGCAAGTATGCCTGTCGTACCAGACTATAACGTCGATGAAGCTATGGGAGCTATCAAAGGTATCGCACAGATGTATGGCAAACGGTACGATGGAAATACGGAAGACGCTGCACAAGTGCTTCTAGACAAAATCTTGAAAGGATATGATGATGATGACATAGGACTAAGTATTGCTAGAGACTATGCTAAGTGGTTTCTGTCGCTGAAGAAGGTACTAGACCTTGTAGAACCAGAGATAGAAGACTTCTTAGAAGGTAAACCAGAACTAAAAGTTGTAAACTAGGAGACCCGACATGACAACTATTTCATCAGTATGGAACACAGCAAAGCAACAATGTCTTGATTTGGACATGACACCAACAGTCAATAATGCAAAGAAGCTAATCAAACGTGGTGGACGATCCGTTAAAGATGCTCGTAACTATGTAGCTCGACAGGCATTTATGAACATTGCTGATAAACCTTACACAAATGAGTTTGGTGAACAGGAATCACTTGGTTCAATCTGTGATCGTAACATGGAATATGCAGAACAGTTCGTTGAGAAGAACATGGCTAAATTCCAAGGTGGTGTTAACAACATGACTGAAGCAACATTGTACATCATGCGCCGCCAACGTGAGCAGCTTGATACATTGACAAGCGAAGGTGATATTAAACTTAACTTTAAGTCACGCCGTAAGTCATAAATAAACTGGAGAGTCACATGGCAGAGATAGCACACAAACCGTGTCCTTATGTGTCGTGTGGCTCTTCTGATGCTTTCAGTTATAACACTGATGGTTATGGGAAGTGCCACGCTTGCAACACAGGTTATCCATCGAAGCGAGAGATGTTTGACTGGGCAAAAGAGAAATACCCCACTAGTGGGAATAAGGATTGGGATGATATGGCAGTAATTGACTATACACCAAAGAAGATAGAAAGTAAGGATGATGGTCGTTATCAATCCATGCGTGGTATCAATGCTACGACAATGGAAGATTATGGCGTAAAGACATTCCCTGATCGTCAGGAGTATGTATACCCCAGCGGTGGAATTAAGGTTCGTCGTCTTGATGAGAAAGCGTTCTACACCAAAGATGGTTTCAAGGGTGATGAATTGTTTGGCATGAACCTGTTTACCTCTGGGTCGTCCAAGATGGTAACGGTAACAGAGGGCGAACTAGATGCCCTGTCAGTGGCACAAATGCTCAAGAGCAGCTACACTAACCCTGTTGTGTCTTTGCCTTCTGCTACGCCCTCTAAGAAGCTCTGGGAGAACTGTAAGGAATGGTTAGAAGGGTTTGAGAAGATCATCCTGTCTGTCGATACAGATGACGCAGGTAATGCTCTTGCAGATCGTATGGCTAAGTTGTTCCCTAACAAGGTCTACCGTGTACCACACGACAAGTACAAAGATGCTAATGAGTTCCTACAAGCAGGTGCGCAAGCAGAGTTCAAGAGTGCATGGTGGAATGCTAAGAAGTATACACCTGAGAATATTCTGAATACCTCTGATCAGTTCTTGTCGTTGTATCACGATACACCAGAGCATATCTATGTGGAGACAGGTATTCAGGCATTGGACGATAAGATACTTGGCTTGATGCAGGGACACTTCACAGTGTTTAAAGCACCTACAGGAATCGGTAAGACAGAGCTAATGCGGTATCTAGAATACAACATGCTACAGAAGGGAATACCGATTGCTGCATGGCACTTAGAAGAAACCAAACTACGTTCTCTACTTGGTCTTGTGTCGTACCACTTGAATGACAACCTGACACGTAGGGATTTGATCGACGATAAAGATCGTGGGGATGACGTAGTGCAAGCCATCAAGGATATCACTAAGGATGAGAACTTCTACCAGTTTTATCTAGGTGATGGTGCAGGTGCAGAAGATTTGATTGACCAGATCAGGTTCTTCAGTCAGGCATGTGGTTGTAAGTTTATCTTCTTTGAGCCTATCCAAGATGTAATCTCTGGATCGTCTGAGGAAAGCAAAGAACAACAGTTGGCTGACCTGTCAGTGCGTCTGTCTAAACTTGCAGCGGAATTGAACGTAGGTATCGTAAGCATTGGTCACACTAACGAGAACGGTGACTTCAAGTATTGTAAGATGATTGGTCAACGTGCATCAGTTATCATCGACTTGTACCGTGACAAAGAAGCTGAAGACCTACAGG